TCTGAATGCGATTTGTCCCAATAGGAACTTGCCCGACTCTGGGCTGGTAAATATCTGCACCAAGATTTCTTGGCCGTTGTCCATTACTCCTGTATAGACGCTGTAATCAACGATCTGCGGTTCAGTCATTGCCTGTCCTTTTGTCGGTACTCCGACCCTAGAACATAGATCAAGCCTTGGGTGGGATTTCCCCGAACACCTTTAGGAATGCGGCTTTTACGAAGATCACCGAGTCGGCGGCCTGTGGTGTTATTTCGACGTGGAACCAGTCGCCCCCTGGTGCGCCGTGAATGGTTGGCTTGCTGTATTTCTTCCATGCTTGACGATCGCAACGCCATGCGCGCCCGTACGGTGCAGGGAAATAGTCGAGGATGCACTCAACGCCGAGCGTGTTTGCGTTAGCGACCACAATGTCAATGAATGACACCGCGCCTTTACGACTTGCCTGTTCGTGTTTTTCAGATTTGCGATAAGACAAATCAACAGCTCTGCCCGTGGCATGTACTGACAAAGTTCCAGCGCTACCGCGCATGTCTCGAATGCCCCAAGAACCGTTATTCCAGACAGCGTTATTTGATGCAGCGATCGCTTGCTTAATCCACTCGTTCATGCCGGCACGTGGGCCTGCTGATGCGCCGTCGCTGTTGCCTGTGTAAGGCCGTGCGTTGGGGTTAGCTTTGGCTGTCGCCACGCCCGAAGCCTGCGTCTTTAGGGTTTACCCAGCGGAGCAATGGTGGAATGATTGCTGCAATTGCACCTTTGCCGTAGTCGCGTGGGTCCGTGGTGCCAGTCGAGTAAACAGCAATAAGCGCGCCGACGACTGATCGCGCATAACTAGCGAACATTGCTTTGTCTTTACTTGTGATTTTCAACATGATGATCAATTTTCTGTTCTATTCGACCAAGGACTTGGTGGACTTTGCCGTGGTCTTTTTTGTTGTCGCTGCCGATTTTGCCGATGAGTGCCACCAATACAAGGAAACAACCACCGATGATAGAAACCACAATTTCAGTTGCCATTTCATTCAGCCAACGTCCATGTCAATGTTTCTTCATCCCATGCGTAACGTGCTCCGTCATCTGGGTATTTAACAGGTGCTTGCCAATCATGTTTTTTGTTTAATTTCCATGACGGGAATGGTTGTGGCGCAATAAACACGTCTGCCTTTTCGTTGTACGTGTAACCAATCGCTGCAAACTGTTTTCTGATGTTGCCGTTATACGAGGTGCGTACGCATTTTTGGCCACGGAAATTGCCGTACCATTCTTCGGTTGACAAATCCTCGATCAATTCAGTTTCTTCAACGCCGACAATTACCTCGGTGACTACGTTGTTTTCGTCAAGGAATGCGTAGTGCGCCATTATGCCCAGCTCACGTTTCCTGTGCCGGCAGTAATTGAAGTGACCTTAAATCCACCCGACGGGCTTGCTGTTGAACCTGTCAGACCTGCGCCAATTGTGATCGTGTAGTTGTCTGGGTATTTGAGGATGACAATTCCTGAACCACCTGCGTTGGCTGGCGTGGACGGGTTACCGCGTGAAGAACCACCACCGCCACCTGTGTTTACTGTTCCAGCCGTACCAGTACCAACAGCGCTACCACCACCACCAGCGCCACCAGAACCGCCTGTGCCGTTATATGAACCGCCACCGCCACCGCCTGCATAAGTGACTGATGAGCCTGTGATTGAATTTGCTGTGCCTGCTCCACCGTTACCGCCGTTCACACCAGCATTGCCACCAACAGCCGATGCGCCACCGCCACCACCGCCAGCGCCGATACTTGCGTTTGAGCCAGTACACCACCACCCGAACCACCAGCTGCGCCGTTTGTTAATGGTGGGGTGCTTCCACCACTAAACGTTGCGCCACCACCGCCACCTGTTGAAGTAGTCGAATTAAAAACGCTGTCGTTGCCTTTAGTGCCACCATGAAAACCTGCTGCGCCACCGGCACCACCTGCTCCAACTGTGACCGTGTAATTGGTTGCAATGTTTAAAGTGCTCGATGATGTGCGATAACCACCTGCACCACCACCACCACCGCCGTCGGTTGAACCACCGCCACCACCGCCAGCGACAACAAGAAACTCAACCGATAAATCAGTACCGCGTGAAATGCCTGCAAGTATTTGCATGGCGTTATGCGCTCAAGTTGCCGATGACGACCCAAGTATCAGTTGCAATTTTGCAACACGTAGCAACTGCGTATTGGGCAGATGTTTTCAGTTTTGAGCCTTGGCTTCGCAAAGTTACGCCAGCGCCAGCAGTAATAGTGACCTGACCTGCGCCGAGTTGCATGATGTTTATTTGCGTTCCAATGCCATAAGCCACGCTTGAGTTTGGCGGAATTGTCAGGGCAATCGCCGATGCGTTATCGCATGTGATTAGTTTGCCGTCATCAGCCAAAACAGTTGTGTACGTGGTGCCTGTCTGCGCGTTTAACGCAATCATTGCTGTCGCAACCGCGTCCATTTCTGCTGCAGTCAAAACCTGCCCAGCGGTGAAATCTTGCCGTGTAGCCATAAGTGCTCCTATCCTAAAACATTAAGCGCGTCAATAACGCCATATGTCGGGTTATCCAATATCAGCTCAAAAACGATCGTGGTTGGTGCAGTCGAGTACAGAACCCTGTGGCCTGTGCTGAAATCCAGATAATGCTCAATGCCCTCAACCGAGAGCTCTTGCGCCAACTGGGTTGTGCCAGCACCGCTAGGGAATGTTTTTTCTATCTGGATTGTGTCGCCAATTTCAAGTGTGGCCAGCGTGTCGCGCTGTGCGTCGGTCAGCATGAGGAACTTAGTTTCTACGCTTGTGTACCGCGCTTCTGGATTTGGATTCAGCAGGTATTCGGCGGCGGTCTGTATTTGACCAGCCTGATGCAAAAGGCTGTTAGTGATACTTGTAGTCTGAATAAAATATGTGGCAATTGACGCTGCATCTTCGGCCGTGTATGTCGTGCCGTCTAGTCCCGTCACAACTGAGCGGTTCACCACCGAATCGGCCTCAAAACTGATGCCCACGCCGTCATATTTGTAACCCGTGCCGGTATCGGTAAACGATGCAATAGGCGCGCTAAGGGTCGTGCCTATGCGTTCTTGGAATGTGAACACGCCTTCTCTCGACATAAACACGCGCCCGAACTCGGCTGTTTCGTTAATTTGCGTAATGTACTGCAACACGTTTGTTCCTGCTGGCACGTTGTAGGCGCTGTCATGACCAAGGTCAACGGTTCCCGTAGCGATGTCACGCGCAGCAACAGGAAAATCTAGACGGTGTCTAAACCGCCTAAAGCGAAGTTGTAGTCATAGTTAACGACATATCCCGAAAACAGGTATTCCTCGACATTGGTTGAGCTGTAACGCAGCAATTTAACTTCGCGCAATGGTGCAAGACCTGGCTTGCTTTGTGCCGTGTCGTAATACGGACTGTTCTCGTCAAACGGGTTAAATATGCCGTCCACGTCTTGAATGGTAAATGACATGGTGCCAGCGCTGAATTGGTCGCCAATATCGCGTCTGCCGCGCTTGACGTTTATTCGAGTGGTTGAGTCCATGACGCTGGCAAACTCTGTTGTCCCATTCAGTACGTATGTGGTGTTGTTTAATACGCCTTTGATCGGGTCGTCAAGTGTGAATGCGTCAACAACAAACCCCGTAGCAATTTGCAGGTCATAGTTGCCCGAATCAACGACAGCAACGCTTGGCATTATGCAACCGCTATTTGTAGTGGGCCAGCCGAACGCGAGTAAGCGCGCAACGCGTTAACCACGCTCTCACCGATCTCGGCGCTAGTTGCCAAACCGCCTGTCACGTTAACCGTTATGCCACCGCCATTTTGCAAGCGATCTAACGGCACTACGGCTTCTGGGCCTGCTTCGCCGATCAGGGCAAGAGTAGGGGAACTGACAATTCCACCCTCGGCCATGCGCGGCAGATTCATGCGACTTGCGGCTTGTGTAGCCGAATTGCCACCAATGCTAGGCAGGTTGACATGAGCAATGGTCTTAATGTCTGGCGCAATTGGAATGGCGTTATAGGCGCGAATGATGCCATTGACCATCATGATTGCACCGTTGACAACAGACTCGAATGCGCCAAGTATGCCGTTAATGATTGCGTTGACGCCAGTCTTAAACCAGTCAAACTTGTTGTACGCGACAACTAGCGCAGCGACAAGTAGCGCAACGCCTGCAGCGATCAGCGCAAACGGGTTGAGCGCCATGGCAATGTTTGTGGCGATAATTGCAGCTGCTACTAGACCGATAGCGCCAGCAATAGCTAGGAATGCTTGAGGGTTGTCTTGAGCCCATGCAGCGAACTTGTTAAGCACCGGCAGGACGGCTTCGAGCACGGGCAACAGCGCTGCACCGATTGACTCTTTGGTTTCGCCAATTGAGTTTTTGAGAATCTTCATTTTGCCTGCAGCGGTGTCTGCTGCGGTTGCGGTTGCCCCGCCGAACGTACCGCCAAGCACGTCCATAATTTCGTTTAGGCTTGCACCTTCTTTAATCATTGTTGCCATTTCTGGAGTCAATGATCGGAGCGCCTTAAAGTTGCCCTGGTATGCCTTGGCAAGCGCATCGGCGACGGTGGCAGAATCTGTGCCGGTGGCCGTGCTGATGTCCATGACAAGGTTCATGTCGTTCATGGCAATGCCCACATCTTTGGTACCGCGCACAAGCGCTTCTAAAGCTTTGCGATATTCAGTATCGGCAACGCCAGACGCTCGACTCATTGCGCTGATTTGCTTTTCAACCTGGGCGGTCTGTGCGGCGCCAGCGCCAGTCACATTTTGCAAAGTAAGCGCTAATGCGGCCTGCTCTTGCTGGTCTTCCATTGCGGCGCGTGTGGCATCGCCCAAAGCAACAGCCAAACCGCCGAGTGCGGCAGCTGCAGGAATTGCCGCCTTCTTGATCGCAAACTGTGCTTTTTCGCCAACGGTCTCAAGTTGCTGGAACTGTTTGACAGCCTTTTTTACCCCTGTGCCGTCAAACTCGCTGATGATCGGGATATTGATTGCCATTACGCGGTCTCTCTGTTCGCTTCGCTCATGACGCGCTTAACCAATTGCTCCATCTCGGACATGA